GAATAATCAAGATAGGCCTTCACACACTTGAGAAGGATAATCGGTAGTTCGCGATTCAGTTTTTCGTCAAGTTGTGGATCTGCCTCTCTCACCTGTTTTGAAAAGTTCCACGCCAAAATACGACGGAGAACGGAGCCAGAGTTATCCTTCCAATTTGGAACCTCATTCCCCCCGAGGACACCCGGAACATTCCACTCAATTGAAACCGCAGTCTTATTCTTCACCGCCACCGATACATCTTCACCCGAAACCATTGATTGGAATTCAGCCTGTTCAAGGGCAAGATCGCCCTTTACTTCTGGTGCAATAAACATAAATGAGTCCTTAATAGCTGAAAGTCCAAACTTCTTTTCAATATTGTTTGAAAGTGTGCCAACATCTTCATTTTCGTAGAATTTCTTGAATACCTTTGTAATTAGGGTACTCTTACCGGATCTCGCAATGCCCTTGAAAAATGGAATCACCTGCCATCCGTCAAGTTCCCCCACATCGTAGCACAGGCGACCACCCATCACATACGCCCAGTTACACACCTCATCATCAAATTTCTGGTACTGGAGGACCGAATCAAACCACGGCGTTGGGATATCCTGCCATTTTTCAATATGTGAGAAGTCGTCAAATTGCTGGTCAAAGTACTTACACGCAATGATTGTCGGATCTAGGCATCTAAATTCCTGACTTTCGTAAGGATAGAAACAACAATCATATACACCCCTGTCTGGAATCCATTCTTTGCCAACAAAAACGCCATTTTTGAATGACCACACATGACGCCTCTTTGTAATCTCAGGGAACTGTGCATCAACGCACTTTGTCATATTATCAATCACGTCACGGAATACAGAGCCCCGACTCGTAAAGTTTTTCCATGTGATAAAATCGTCATCTTTCTGTGCGAGAGAATAGACAAACTGTTCAATAGTAAATTTTGGTTGCCAGGCCCGTGTGCGGTGACCTTCAATTGTCCGAATTTCTTCACAACACTGACCCTTATACCTGCGATAACCGGCTTTGTAGGTTTGGTCGAGGGAATATAGAAGACACTTTTGAAATGGTGTGGCCTTTTCAATTTCTTCTTCGTCCATTGTTGACGGGTCGCCATTTGATGTAAATTGTGGCTGGGCTGTTGGGTTATCAACTCGCTCAAATGATGTGTAGTGTCGCCTAATATTTTCATACCCATCACTTAATTGTTTAAGGATATTGTTGATACGTTTGACCATAGTAATTCCGTCATCATTTAACTCTTTTTTATGAATTTTCAAGTCGCGTATATGATTTTTTAAATTAATAAGATATGTGCGTTGTCTATCACGATTACCTTTGATGGCTAAAACGTCAATTCGATTTGGGATGGGATTTCCATGTTCATCAAAATTATCAGAGTGAATAAATTGACGATATCCCAGCTCACGCGCGTTTCTGAAGTCATTAGTTTTCAGAGACCACGCCTCTTCGAACCGATCAACAGTTATATACACCTGCTCATCTTTCATTGATTGGATGTGCTCTTTCTGAAGCTGTGCCAGGGCCTCATATTTGTCGGGTTCCTTATCAATGAAATGCGTGTGTTCCATTCCTATATTTAATGATTAACGATTTTTGTTTCTAAGCTTATTTTGCAGGCTGCATTTTAGAAAGCATTTTAATTAGGATTTTATTTTGGGTTTCCAATTGGTAACAAAGATTAACTAGGGCCGAGCATACGGTATCCCCGTCGGGGGTAGCGAGAAGAGAAGACATCAGGGACATCACACCCATCTCGTCATCGTCTTGGAAAAATTCGTCGTCGTCACCAAGTTCCAAGTCTTCCTGAACTTCCTCTCCATCTTCAGTTTCATCTTCGGTTACAACAATTTCACCTTCCTCGATTTCATCAACTGGCGTTTCATCCTCAGGACGAGATGACATTTACATTCGTCTGAGAAAAGATCGTGATCAAAATTTCGCACCTGGTCGCGCGATTTTTTTATTTTCACCCGAAATTATTTTCTCTGCTTATAGTACAAAAACTTTCACAATGGCTGGTGGCCTCATGCAACTCGTCGCCTATGGCGCCCAAGATGTCTATCTCACTGGTAACCCTAAGGTTACATTCTTCCAAGCGGTGTACAAGCGTCACACCAACTTCGCGATGGAAAACATCGAACAAACTGTCAACGGTACCGCGGCCAACTCCGGCCGCGTGTCCGTGACCATCGCCCGTAACGGTGATTTGGTCGGTGACATGTACCTCGAACTTGAATCTGATGTTAACACCACTGTTACTTCCGACGCTACCTCCGACAACAACTGGGTTGCGGAGCGTGCGATCAACAACGTCGAACTCTCGATCGGTGGACAACGCATTGACAAGCACTACCAAAAGTGGTGGCGTTTGTACTCCGAGCTTTACTTGGACGAGTCCAAGAAGGCCAACTGGGCCAAGCTCACTACTGCCAAGGATGGTAAGGCTGTCTACTTGCCACTCATCTTTTTCTTCAACCGCAATCCGGGTCTTTATTTGCCTTTGATAGCGCTTCAATATCACGAAGTACGTGTCGATATTGACTGTGCGTCCGATATGGAAACTTACCTTAACAAGAACGTTTTCAAGGTCTGGGCCAACTACGTGTATCTCGATACCGAGGAGCGACGCCGCTTCGCGCAAAAGGGTCACGAATACCTCATTGAGCAAGTTCAACACACTGGCTCCGACACCGTGACCTCCGCGGGTACCAAGCAAGTCCGCTTGTCCTACAACCACCCAGTCAAGGAATTGGTCTGGTGTTTCTCCAACACCCTCGCCCGTTCTTCTCTCTGGAACTTCACCTCCGCCAACAACGATGCCGAAATCGTTCTCGAGAACGACCCACGCGGCGGTGCGGCCTCCAACTGCTACGTCCCAGTCGGCGTTGCGGGTGGTGTCCCACTCTTTGATGCGGAGTCCTCTACCGCGGATTACACCGAAGAATCTGCTGGTCCATTGAGCACCTTCAAGCTCGTCCTCAACGGCCAAGATCGTTTCAAGGAACAAAAGGGTAAGTACTTCAACCAACTTCAAGCGTACAACCACCACACTGGTTCCCCATACCCAGGTGTGTACAGTTACAGTTTCGCCTTGAAACCAGAAGAACATCAGCCAACAGGGACATGTAATTTTTCGAGAATCGATAACGCTCAAGTCGCCGTTACTATGAACTCTTCCGATGCTACTACCATGCACATGTTCGCGACCAACTACAACGTCCTCCGCATCCAGTCCGGTATGGGTGGTCTCGCGTTCTCCAACTAGGCTAATTACATCTTAAGTATGTAATTTTTATCTCGTCTCGCGTAATAAAATTAAATTTAAAAGTCGTATTATGAACGTTTTTTAAATCTGATATAAATACAAATGGGCGTTACCGTCACCGAACAATACACATTAGACAGCGGACTTGTTGTTGATTCGTACTACGCTTCGCTCGCCCACAGCGAAATTAGAATGCAGAAACCAGAACTGGTGTATGAGCAGCCCGATCGATATACTCTTGACGCGGGGTTTACATTTTGGATTTCAAAGGAGGCTCGGGATTCGGGAAAGCGTGCAATTGGTAGTGAAGGTATATCTATTACACAGGATACCCCAATAGTGGGAAATACTTACGATACCTTGTATGGGAAGTTTAAGGAAAAACATCCAAATTCCGTCGACGCTTAAATATTTTATTGTATAATAATAAATGTCTCCCAAGCAAAAACGCCACCAAAAGATCGCACTCTGGACACCAATGTCTATCCTTATCGCGGGTATCCTAGTGACTGCCTTCATGGTAACCCGAAATAACCGTGGTGGATATTTCAAGCTTAAATAAATAACACATATAGTAACAAATGCAGGACATTTACACAGATGGTAGTTGTTTGGGTAACCCGGGCCCCGGGGGGTGGGGTGTTATCGGTGCGGGTATAAAAGTATCAGGTGGACAGGAAAATACTACAAACAATGCTATGGAAATGACCGCGGTCGTTAAGGCACTTCAACAGTGCCTCGTGCGCGACATTCTTGAGATAAGACTATTCACGGATAGTAACTATGTCAAGAATGGTATAACTTCGTGGATTAAAAACTGGAAAAAGAATGGATGGTACACAGCTTCGCGTACACCAGTTAAAAATAAAGATCTGTGGATTGAAATTGACACTCTTTCCCAAAGGATGAAACGCGTTGAATGGCACTGGGTCAAAGCACACAATGGACATCCACAGAATGAATTGGTAGACTCTATTGCGTATCAAGAGGCGTTAGAAATTAAAAAAACTCAGGTTTTGAGGCTCATGGATGGTGGCGCGTGTCACCCATCATTTGTTGATAGGTGCGTCCAGGGTGACGACCGACCGAATTAAAAAAATATATCCGCGTAAAATAATGCGAGACGCGTCGACGTCGACTGAAGAGGGTGAAGGTCGGCCAATTTTATGGTGCACGGCACAGGAAAAACTCCTTAAATCGTGGGCGGAGCGTGCGGCGGGTTATCGGTGGTTACATAATCATTCTCGCCTTCACTATAAAAAGTTGAATGACCGCCTATCATATCCAAGTATAGTGATAGCGAGCGTAACGGGTGTCGGGGGTTTCGCGGTCCTCAATCCAAGTGGAAATGAAGACCTGGACACTTCCACAAGAACCAAAATTATGATTGTTCAGTATTTCTTTGCGTTCTTGAATGTAATAGGCGGCATATTGACCAGTATTTCAAAGTTTAGTCAGAGTTCCACACTGGCTCAGAGCCACTCTTTGATGTGCGTTCAATATTCCAAATACTATAGAAATATAGATATGGAATTGTCCCTCGATCCTTCTCGCCGTGTTTGTGTTATGGAGTTTGTAAGGAAGTGTCGCGAAGAGTATGATCGTCTCTTAGATGACGCTCCCGATATACCTTCTATATCCATAGAGGCATTCAATTTGGAGTTTCCAGACAAAGAGAATAAACCGGATGTATGTAACGGTCTCAGTATTATAGTGAGTGACGAAACCGCGTCGGAACTTGCGTCAAAGCGAGTTATGACAAGATGGCTTAATTCTATAGCTGGTATAAAACGAAAAAGTAGAGATAACCTGGACCGCCTCTCGTCGGTTGATATTTAATAAAATGGTATAAAAACCTGACACATTTGTAATAAAAAATGAACGTTGGAATCCTCACGGCTGGTGGCGTCTGCCCAGGTGTCAATACTCTTGTCCGATCTCTTACTCTTCGCGAGAAAAGTCAAGGTAATAAAGTTCATGGTTTCCGTGGGGGATTCAGAGGTATCAACGAAAATGTCAAAGAGTACTTTGATCAGGCATATATTGATGATGGTCCGGTTTCACTATTAAAAACAACATACGACTACGTTGATATTGACAGGGCAGTTGAGAATATTTCCGGACTTGATCGTCTCTATTGTATATGTGGAAACGGAACCATGAAGTCTGCGCGAGATTTGGCTCTGGATGACCGTGTGGACACGAATATCATTGGTATTGCTAAAACAATCTACAATGATATACCGGGTTTAGAATCCATTGGTTTCCAGACGGCTGTCCAAGAACTTGCGAAATACATTGATTGTGCGTATATTGAAGCAACTTCCACAAATTCTATCGTTTTCTTAGAAGTACCCGGGACATCTAACATTGATTTGGCAACACACGCAGGTTTCGCGAGAAATTCAAAGATAACGAATATTATTTTACCGGATACACACAGTGATTACAGGACTTCTATTGAATACAGTTACGCGAGGCGTGGATATGCAGTTGTCGTTATTTCTGAAATGTGCAACTACGACTATCTGCTCACCAGTCTTTCTGCAAATTCTAAAGTCATCCAACCGGGTTACCTCATTGGCGCGGTTGAACCATGTACATATGATTCAATTCTCGCAGAACGCATGGGTAGAGAAACTTTTGCATATGTACAAAAACACAGGGACTTCATTAAGGGTGCGACAAGTGTCATGCCACTGAGGGATTATCTTCGTATAGTGTAGGTGTGGGATGTTTAGAGCACTTTACGAAGATCCAAAATTCGTGGGTGCCCAGATATCACCACCGGATCTAATTACAGTGATAATGGAGGATGGTATTGAACATTTTAATTCCAAGGTTCAATTTAGATCAGAAGCTACACTTGACAAACAAACTAAACAAGTTAAAGGTACGACACAAGGTAAACAGAGAATAGTCCAGCTATTTGGTGAACCCGTTATAAGACAGAAGGGACGCTTTACAATCACAGAGTATGAGCTCTGAAAGCTCTTATAACTCAGTTGGTTAGAGTGCGGTGCTTATATCTAAGATATACAGGAAATGATGTAAAAATCATAAAGGCACGCCGAAGCCGCGGGTTCGAACCCCGCTAGGAGCATTTACCTTTTAGATGTGTATTCCACATGTAAAAGATAATCCCAAACTATTATAGATGATAACCAGAAGGCGTGGCGTGTTTTACAGGGCTGGACGTCCAGTCCCAGGTGCTGAACAGGAAAGGTATCGCAAAATTGGTATTCCCCCCGTTTACACAAATGTTGAGGTATATCCCAATGACCCCAAGCTTCTGGCGACCGCGATTGATGGTACGGGTAAAAAGCACTACTATTATAGTGAAAAATTTTTGGAAAAGCAGAGAAAGTTGAGAAGAGAGAGAGCTACACAAATTGACTTCTCTAAAATTAAGAGTGTTACAGCGAAGATACTTGGTGATCCCAAACACTCGCTATGGGATGACGCACTCACTCTCCG